AATAGGACCTTCTTTTACTTTATTACGCCATTCAACTTCTATAGCATCTTCAGCAGCTTCTAAATCTTTAAGATCATTTTGTGCTTTTTCTCTAGCTGCACTTTCTAATTCTTCTTGCAGTTCCAACCATCTTGTTTTCCACCTTCCAACTTTGTATGGTTTTCCATCTATTTCTATTTCTTGTTCTTGTAGTGCTAATAAATCTTCTACAGTTAATTGGCCTGTTTTTGCAAGATTCTCTAATATATCAAAGGTTTCATCTAAAGCTTCTTTACGATTATAAGATGTGCCATCATCTTTAGCAGTTCTTTTTATTGTACCTAGTAATGACTCAAAATCTTTATTAACTAAAAAATCATTTATAGCATCAGTTCTTATTTTAAAACCTTTATCAATTGCATCATCTTGCTCATAACCTTTCATTATAGAACTATGTGCACTACGAACTTTGTCATAAAATCCAACTGCTTGATCATCAAGTAATGCTCTATTTACATCAGTTAAATTTTGTTGTATAAGATATTCTCTGCGTAGTGCTTTTAATGCTATATTTTTTTGTTCTAATGTTTCCGCAGTAGCTGGTGTAAATTCAACTCCATTAGCTTCTAATTTTATATCTTCATTATTTTGCATCTCACCAGCTAACCAATCTTGATAACCATCAGCAGCTATTTTAGATTTTTGTTGTACGTAACTATATAAACCCCACCCAGACAAATTACTTATTTCATCAGCCTGTTGAAATGTACCACCTTCTTCTATAACTTCATTTGCTACACTATTTAATTTTTTTTTGCTATCTATAATAGTAGATTTATTACTATCATATTCTTGATAAACTTCTTGTGGTATTTGTGTAGAACCAGTTATCTCTTTAGATTCTATATCTTCTTCTATAGCTGCTAGTTTGCCTTTCAGTATTTCTTGTTCTTTAGTTTCTTCAAATTTGCTTTTTACAAACCCATCTAATGTTTCAGAAAATGTAGATAGAGCTTTTAGTCTTTGACGACCTCTTTCTCTGTCGTCAGCTAAACGTATCGATTCATAACGTGCAAAATCACTTGCATTACGTTGTTCACCAGCCGTTAGTCCTCTTAGTACTTCTTTATATGACATAATTATAAGAATGTATTTTGTGTTTCAAACCCAAGACTTTGACCTGTATCAATTGTTTTAGAAGAAACATAGTCATCTAATTCTTGCTGTAAAAATGGATTTTGTTGAAATTGAGGTATTTGATATTGAGGTACTTCCATTGTACCTATACTTGCACCTGAGTTATATGTATCGCCAAATGATGGTATGTTTGAATTATTAGGTCCTGGATTAAATTCATAAGGATTTCCACTTTCAGTAACTTGTGGTGCTTTAGTATCTTGATATTGTTGATATCTTTTAAAACCAGAACTTGCTATAGATAATGCAGTATTAAAGAAACTTGGTCCTTGTTTAAACTCTTGTAGTAATGGTGGTGCTTCAGGACTAGGTCTTCCAGTAATGTATTCTACATACTTACCTTGTGCAAATGCTGCCATATTTCTACCAGCTTTATCTCTAAATAATATTTCACTATCTCTAGAAAATGCAGCCTGTGCTCCAGCAGCAGCAAATTGTTGACCTAATTCAGCTATACCACCTCTACCAGATCTACGTCCAGCTTGTTCTCTACCACCAGCATTTATCATTTTAGCTAGTATTTTTTGTTGTGATAAAGCAGCTTCACCAGCAACTTGTCTGGCTTTTAATTGTGCTTCTGCTAATGCATCTTGAGTTTCACGCCATTTGTTGTCAACTTCTATGTCGCCATCAATTTTACTGTTTCTCCAGATGTTTTCTTCATTACGATTTTTTGTTTCGTAAGCGTTAATTTTTAATCTATTTTGAATAGCTATAGATCTGTTAGCTTCTCTTGTTTGTCTTCGTTGTTCTCCGTATTGTCCTAGTGCTCCTAAAGCATCTAGTCCGAAGCCGATTCCGCTGGACATCCCTGCGGACATTCCTCCTGATCCTGCACACATGGTATTTTACAAAATTCAATAAATGGTAATAAGTTCGGACCATGTAAAACTTCACGAAGAAATTTAAAGCCCAAAAATTTTAATAATCTTAGGTGTGTTGTATTTCGTTTATCACAAATATTCCACAACAAAGATTCAGTTCGTTTATCTAACCATCGTTTCGCTTCTCTAGAAAATGAAACTGGATAGTCATGAATGACATCTGTACATATCATCCATATTCGTCCATCTGGATAAACGCCAGCCAATCCAGCAGTCTTGCCGTTTGGCATCGTGAAATAGATATTGTCTCCAGATTCTAAGAAAAGAGGAACATGGACAACAGGTGTTAATCCATGACCCTCAACAAGTTCTCGATAGTCGTCTGAACGTAAGTTTTGTGCAACTTCTAAAGCCACTGCTTTTGTAGCTGGGAGGATAGTTACTTTAGACACGTCTATAATATTTAGGGTTGTAATCTCCTTCCCAGTTCATCGAGTGAAGTGTAGCTGGTGAAGGATGAGTTGATTTAATTTGTATATCTAAGTTTGTATTTCTTTCGTATATCGGTATTGTTTGTATAAATTCTTCTACTACAGGTAATTCATTTGCTTTTATAGAATCTATTTCAGCGGCACTAAAATTAGTTGTATAGTCAGCTCTACCTTTTCTTTTTATAACTGTATCAATATTTCCAATTTCACCAAATGCAAAATGTAATCTATGTATAACTAATGATGATCTTGTATCTGATCTTGTTTTTTCTCCAGCTGATTTTGTTACAAATATAGTAGGTAATTCTAGTGACCAGTCATATAAATAACCTAGCATTAATGTAGACCCAGTCCAATTACCTTCTACTTCTAAATTTTGTGTACCAGTTACGATATTAGCTTTTGCGTATCTACCAATATCATTGCCAGCATTATTGTTATATACAGCTAGTTGCCCAGTACTAGCATATCCAGTTGGTTTTGCAAAAGTTGTTTTTTTAGTTGTTGCATTATATGAGCCAGATGATAAAGCTGATAGTTGACTATGTCTATCTAAATGTATAGGATAATTTTCTGCACCTATAAGTGTTGTGTCATCTTGTTTTTTAACATCAATAGCTTCTAAAATATGTTCTCCGCCACTTAAAACAACAACATAATATACATCATCTAATATTGCATGGTGTACTAATTCACCAGTTAATAACCATCTAAACCAAGCTGACTGTACTCTTTTTTCTCCATTATTATAAAACCTAAAACCCCATACTTCATTAGATGGTGAGTCAGTATCAGCATATCTAGCACCTAGTAATAGTAAACTGTTTTCTTTAGAAGTTGTAGGTAAATTAATATTAATAGGTAATTTTTTTGATATTAGTTTGCTTTGTTCTAAAACTGTAGGCTCACCTTCTCTTCTAATATCAGCCATTTCAAATATTCTACCATTCTTACCAGTGCTATTTATAAATCCTGATGTAGTACCTAAAGAAAAAGGTACAGTTTTTGGATTATAATTATAAGCACATAAATAATTTATTTTTGCTGTAGATGGTGTCAATGCATCACTATCTGTGGTTAACATAAATTGTTGGTTAGAACTAAATAATAATAGTCCTGAGTTAACTTCTATACCATCAAATAATGTTGTTGGAAAAGTAGAACTAGCCTGGATATCTATAGGGTCAGCTGTAGATTCTGACATTGCAGTTGTACTAAAGAAATTAAAAAAGTCATTAGTTTTCGACAATACAACATTGCCTTTACTTAATACAACTAATCTATTTCTAAAGAATAACATTTTTTCTAATGTACTTCCTATAAAACTAGGCACTGGGTTAGTGTTGTCATCCCCAACATCACGTAGACTATAGTCGATTGTTTGTACACGAAATCTACCTTGTGGATATGTAGTACCAGCTGATTCTCTAACAATCTTTACAGGCATAGTATCTTTATCAATTTCTATTTCTATACCAGGTGCTGGACATTCTTCCCATACACCTTCACCAAAAAAGTTACCACTAGTACCAGCGTTAGATTGTTTAAATTTCAAAAAGAAATCGTCATCATCATCACCACTATTAACAATCTTGACCACATAATTATGTCTACAATTAGTAGGTAATTCTGCAATCGAGTTTGCTTCATTAGTTATGATATTCATCAACTGTGGTTCTGGTGTACTAACAGCAAAAGGTGTACTGCGTTGTAAATGTAAACAGTTACCAGTTATTGTTGCTGTAATACCTGTACCAGAAATAGCGTCTAGTGCAGTTTTCATATCACCTAATATACCCGCAGCTGTTACAGCCTCATCAGCACTAGATGAGGTAGCAGCTGGACGTACAGCAGCAATATTAGCAGAACTTTTTATTGTGACATGTGATTTGATTTCAACAGTTCCTGAACCACCTTTTTCAGTTGTGTAGTTATGTGTATTACCAGTAACCCATCCTTCACCACCAAATTGTAATTTTGCAAATGGTTGATAAGAGTCGTTATACTCTGGTCCAGAGTTTGTACCACCAATATTATTAGGATCGACAACAGGTGAACATCTTACGTCTATTTCATACCTTAAATTTTTTGTACCACTACCAGTTGCATTAATAACTTCTCTACCCATAGCTTGACATGATCCATCATTTGCACCACTACTTTCAGAAAAGTTTTTTCTTGCTGCTATAGATGTGGCTCTTGTTTCTGTAATTGATGTACCAGGATTTGTAGGATTATAAATATTTAATGCGTACTGTTTACCATAAGATATTGTTTTTAATTCTACTATTGCTTCATTAACTAAAGCTGGTGACAAATCAGATGCACCACTTTTCATAGCTGTTGTCTTTTTTCTATTAGTAAAAAAAGTTTGCTCGTTAAGTGTTAGTGCCTGTATATCAGTTGATTCTGTCCAACCAGATAAATATGTTTGTGTATTGTTACTTACATTAGGCAAACCATTTGCATCATTATCTTTGTAGATAATTAAATTGGTTCCTTGGCCATTATTGTCATGATATGAAAAACCATCTCTTGTCCTCCATATTTGCACATCACCAGATGTATTTACACAACCTATATACTGATTATCTTCATCTGTATAAATGTGAAACCAACTTAATGTACCACTGTTTGGTGTAATTTTTTTTATTAATTTACTGCCAGGTCTTTTTATACAACCTAAAGTTACATCAGGTATAGCATTAACTAAATCTTTAACTTGTCCTGGTAGTTTTAATTCATCTGGCTGTTCTGATATTCCTAAAATATAGTTAGGTATTTGTTGTGTAACTGTAGACATTATCTCTGCAATGCTTTAAATGGTTTGTATGTTGAATAATGTGTGTTATGTCCAAAACCTAACATATTATAATCACCTTGATTACACTCATATTCCATACATGCAGCTCTAGCCATTTGTTCTTGTGTAGCTATTAGTTGTACAAGCTGTGCATTTGTAATCATTTGTGTAGCTGCTCTACCAGCTGCCTTATATGTTATGTATCTCTTAAACACAGAAGGTAAATCTTCATACTCAAAAAGATAAACAACATTTAGTAGAATGTCATCGTCAAATTCATATGTATGATTTACTTTGTCATATAGTTTTCCTTGTCTTCTAACTGGATCTATAGTTCTATCTTCAGGATTTTCTGAATCTAATCTCAGTACATTTGTAGGTATAACAATATGTTTTGTTGTTGCATCTGGACTAAACTTAACATGATTTTCTCTGTTGAAAGACCAGCCTTCATTTTGTATGTCACTATTACACTCTTTTAGTATTTGAAATATGAGTGCTATTTCTGGATTCTCAAAAGTGTTCGCAACTTCTGAAGCTGTATTAGTTACGTTTGTAGTTACTGTACCTAATGTTGTTACTGGAGATTGACCGATAGCTCCCAGTATTGTATTTACAGCGGAGAGTTCTGTCTCGGTATCTATTGTTGTGGGAGTTGTCATATATATAAAAAAGGGGAGCCGAAGCTCCCGTATAAATGTATAAATTAGAATGCAGAAGGAGCAGATGTTCCAACATATAGTTCAACAGCAGCAGCTGGGTTTAAGTAGTCTGCACCCATAGCCATGCGACCTAAGATCACATCGCCCTGGTAGATTACAGAAACGTCACCGTTTGTTACTTGAACTTGTGGTCCGATTGCTTCAACAACACCAGCAGCTTCCTTTTGGAAGATAAGTCCACAAGACTTAGCACCTAACTCAGCGTTAGTACCGTAGTCGTTGTTAACTCCGCCAGTAGCGTTAGCATTCTCAGGTGTAGGTCCAATGAAAGAACCAAGATTTCCAGGAGAAGTTTCACCTGTTGTACCGCCGTAAGCAACACCATACTTGCCAAGGAAAGGAATATTCATTGACTTGTAGATGTGGATACCAGCGATTTCTATAACGCCTGATCCACCTTGTAATGCATCACCCTGTACATCTCTGTTTACAAGTCCATTAGACCCTACATTTTGGATGAGGGAATAATATTGTCTTGGGTTCAATACCGCACAGCGTCCGTCAGTACTCACTCCTTTTTCGTCAAGAGCAGCAGCAGCATCATAGAATGCGTTGATTAAGTTTGTTGCGTTATAAGCATCAGAATCGTTTGTTGTAGATCCAACTCTGATTTGAGTTCCACCAGGCTCTACAAAGTTTGTTGCAGAAACTGGAGATGCAGATCTAGCTCCTCTTGTTATAGAACGGAAGATAAGTCTGTCATATTTTTCAGCAAGAGCATATCCAATCTTCTTGGAAATTTCACCCCTCAATTCGTAATGTGCAAGTGTTTCATCTAAATCGTACACGAAAGCACTACTAATGAGTAAATCATCCATTACGATGGTCTTCTCTGCCACTGGAGGTGCCTTGTCACTGTTTCCAAGTATGGGAGTACCTGGTGTGTGGAAGGAACTGCTCATGCGTCCTGTGTAGACGAACTGTAGAGATTTGCCGTTTCTTAGTGTTCTCTTTGTTACAAGATCTCTAGCAATTGTTTCATGCTGGAAACCTTTAAACATTTCTCCACTAAACAATTTAAGGTAAAGGGCGTACTTATCGGTAGCACCACCATACCCTGTGCCTGTAGATAGATTCGATCTACCTAAAGCAACTTGATTAGCATTAGCCATTTTAAGTTATAAAATCAAAGGTATAAATAATCGTCTTCACATGTGAAAAGTTGCGAGTCTTATGCGACTCATTTGTTGCGTGGTCTATCCCACCGTCATGACGGCTAGTGAGTATCCTCGTAAGGGTCAAAAGCCAAACTGAAAGAGAGTCCGACTCTGAGGTGCTCTCTTTCTTTGTTGTTACTTAACTATTTTAGTGTAAGCAACGCCACGATATACGTAAGTTACTGTCATGAGTAATCTCCCATATACCTAGACCCCGTTCCATGTCTAGGTTTCATGCGTCCTATAACAGGATGAACGGACGTGGCATTTATTCTTCTTTTTTAATATAGCGTCCTTTTTCGTCACGCTTTTTTTTAACTGGTTTTTCTGCAACTATTGGTATATTTTTTCTACCTGTAGTTTCAGATTTCCAATGTCTTGTACTTTCAGCCATTTTTAAAATGAAGGATCACCTTCTGGTTCTTTATACACAGGAATCTTTTCTTGTCTATATTTTTCTAATATCTCCTCTACTTGCTTTTGTAGTTTAGCAACTTCAAAATCATGTTCTGGTGTAGGTTTTGTATTAGACATAAAGATTACTTCTTAGTTTTTCTCTTTGCACCTTTAGCAGTTTTAGCTGCTCTTTTAAAGTTAGCAGCAGTAGGTGCCCCCGCAGTTCCAGGCTTTCTCATTTTTTCACCTGACCCAGCAGCTATTCTTTTTCTCTTTGCATGTATGTTTGCATAGAGTCCACGTTTAGCGGGCATTTTTTTTTCCTCCTTTTTTCATGCCTCCTTTACAGGAGCCTTTACCTTTGTGTGCCATTTAACATTTCCATTTGCGAAGGGCTAAAGCCTTACGTGTAGGCTTGCCGTTTGGTTTTTTCATAGGACCTTTAACACCTTTCATGCGAGCACAAAATGATCTTTTTCTAGGTCCACCTCCTGGCTGGGGTGCTTTTAAATTACTGCCAGTTTCTCTGTTGTATTTTTCTCTACCAGCTTTTGTGAGGCCGCCAGTTCTACTTTTATGCTTTCCTATTTTTAGGCTTACGTTTTTTTTTGGCATTTGACTTCATTGCTCTAAGTTTTGCTAGATCGTCTGCACCAATCTTTTTTCTATTACCAGCTAAAGATGCCAAACCTTTTTGTTTTGCAGAGTATTTAGAATATGGCATTTAGAATATACCTGGAATAATTTGTCCTGTTAGTGCATATGCACCTAATGCAGCTATGATGCCTATCATTGCAAGGCGACCATTTGTTTCTTCAGCTACATGCCATCTATCGTTTTCGTGGTTATGATGGGTCATAATTCTTATCGGCGGTTCGTAGGGATAATTGTTTAATAGTTTTTCTAAGTCTTCAGGCTTCATGGTTTGAATTCTGGACCAACACCAGCCTGTACACACCTTCCTTTTTTCTTATCAAAATAAAAACCAGATGGACACTTAGTGCCAGTTTTTTTTGGTGCTTTTTTTTGAGGTGTTTTCTGTGCTTTTGGTGCTGGTGGTTCTCTTAGAGGTGTTGCTCTAGGAGGCTGCATGTCATACATCATTAGAAGTTACCGTTGAATGCATCTTGAATTGCTTTGTTTCTTTTATCTACAGCTCTTATGTACTTAGATGTTGGAGACACGTTCTCCTTTTTTGTCATGTACTTTTTAATTTTTTTTAATACTTTTTTGTATGCCATGATTAAAATTTTAAATCTGATCTATCTAATTTAGCTATAACATCCTGTCTATATGCTGGATCTCTATCATAGCGTGGGTCACTCATAGCTTCTACAAGTTGTGCTTGGCTTCTAAATACATCTGAACTTTGCTTAGATGGTTTGCCTGTTAACATTCTTCCTTCATATCCATTTTCATTTTGATATTTAGATAGTAAACCATCTACTGCTAGTTGTATAGAACCAGGATCTCCAGTATTTACAAGATTATCAAATGACTTTATAGAATCTTCTGATAAGTTTTGACTTGCCCAATTCATAAGAGTTTTATACTGCTGTTCTCCGCCAACTGAATTATAAATAGCATTTATATCAGTTTGCTGTATAGCAGAATTCATACCCATATCTTTTGCTCGTCCAGCTAAATATGCATCTACTGCTTCTTTTGCTATACCAGCTCCAGTTAATTGGTTATGCATTTCAGGTGTTATCTGACCATTATTTTTATAAAAATGTTCAGCAATACTGTAAGGATCTACACCTTTTTGTTGAAATAAACTACTAAGAGTTTCACCATAGTGTTCTTTTACAGACTCATAATTAACGTTACCGTCATCATGATACATCTGTGTTTCAGTAGGTTCTTCTACTTCTTGGGTTTCTTGCTCCCCTTCCCTTTCTTGTGATAAGGCATCTTTGTCTCCTAATTTTTTCTGTAGTTCTACGTATGCTCTTTCTAAATCTTCAGCATTTTTATATTTACCAGCAAGTAATTCACCTTGCTGTTCAGCCATTTGTTCCCCAACTTGCAGGGAGTCTTGCTCTTCAGCACTTAGACCTTCAGCTTCAGGGGTATCGTTTACTGTTAAAGTTTCTGCCATTTTATTCTTGTGGTGGTGTTTCCATTTCAGGTTCTGCTTCAGCCATTCCTTCCATCATTGCAGGGTTCTTACTTGGGTCCATCATAGGTGTGCCAAGAATCTGCCCAGCCTGTTTGGTCATTTCTTTAGCTTGCATCATCTGTTGTTGTTGCTGCATTTCTTGTTGTAACTTCTGTTGTGTCTTAACAAGATTTAATACGTCTATACCTTGTGCAGCTGCAAGACGTTTAATATATTCACTTGGCTCAATAAATTTCATCAGTGCTTCAGGTCCCATAGTTTGGGCTAACACTTGTACAAACTGAGTTAAGCTTTCTCTGTCTTGTCCTCTACCTAATGCGTTAACACCAGCTACAATTTGTGGTCTAACTAAATCTTTAGGTATCTTAGGTATTTCGTTATTTCTTTGAAGTATGTGTAGAGTTCTGTTGAGATAGGGTATCAAAAATTCTACCGTTAATAAACTGAAAAGTCCGCCAAGCTGTTTCTCTAATTCTAACTGTGTAAGACGTACCTCTTCTGCGGTAGTTCTTTCACTTTGTCTAATTTGTAAAACAAGAAATGCTTCATTAATTCTTCTTTCTAAATTAGAAATCATTTCAGATGCTGTGCGGAAATCTGCCGTTTTACCGACTTGTACCACCTGGACATCTTCTGCTCTTCCTTGTACAATAGCTCCATTTCCAGCTTCTGCAAGGGTTTTTGGCTTCGTAGTTGAAGAGGGACTGACTAGAAAAATTACCTTCGCAGCCGCCGAGCTGCCTTCTGTTAGTGCTTGAGATAAACCTTCTAGAGATTTAAAATCACCAAGAAACTCTTCTACTCTGCCACGTCCATAGTCCTCACCGTCAACGGTATTGAATCTAAGAACAAGCCAGGGGTTTGCATTTTTTGGTGCACTACTTCTG